GCAATGAGTGAAATTTATGATTATATAATTCAAGGTATATTAGATAATCCACACACGCACGGAAAATTACGTGTAAAAAAAAGCCTAATTAAAAGAGGTGAATTAACAGCTAATAAAATGATGGATTTAAGAACCTATCAAGGGTTAATTGATATGTACGGATTAACACACGAAGAAGTAATGATTTGGACTATGTGGAATGAACCAGAATTTAAATACGCATACTGGGAATGTGGAATGATTCCAAAAGTAAGAATGGCAGTAAACAATAACGACTGGTGCGAACACCAAATAAGAGCAAGAATAACATTTGAAAAACCATTAAAACACGAAACCAATGACTAAAGAACATAAACTAGTAACCCTTTCGGCTGTACTACCAGTTTTAGCCGACTTTATAGACGATTTAAACGATCAGTTCGTATTTAAACAAGACTTGAAACGTAAAGCTAACATACTAGCAGACGAAATAAGACGCGTAGACAACCGCGTTTTACAAGTACACGGCGAAAACCGCGAAGAAATATTTAAACAGCAAGTAGAATTGCAGCTAGAGTTTAGAAAATGGATAACGGACACTATAAATTTAGACTGATGAAAGTAACAGACAAAATAACAATTACAAACGAGGACAATATGCAGCTAATGGCACGTTATCCAGATAACTACTTTGAATTAGCAATAGTAGACCCGCCTTATGGTATTGGATTTGATAATAAAATATGAGATAAAAAAAGTAAAAGTTGGGATAACGAAATTCCAAGTGATAATTATTTTATTGAGCTACAAAGAGTTAGTAAAAATCAAATTATATGGGGTGGGAATTATTTTCCTTATTTATGGAAAAACGGATGTAAGTCTTTTATTTTTTGGGATAAAGATCCAAGTGTTGAAACTTATTCAGATGGCGAACTTGCTTGGAGTAGTTTCAATATACCAGCAAAAAGATTTTATTGGGCTTGGAATGGTTTAGCAAATGGAATTAAAGGAAGAAATAAAGATGAAAAAACAATACACCCAACACAAAAACCTAAAGAACTCTACAAATGGTTACTTGACAAATACGCAAAGCAAGGCGACATAATACTCGACACTCATTTAGGCAGCGGAAGCATAGCCATAGCTTGTCACGATTACGGCTTTGAGTTGACCGCTTGCGAGCTGGACGCTGAATACTACGAAAAAGCTATACAAAGAATTAAAAACCATACTAACCAACAAAAACTATTTTAATGCGATGTAAAAACTGCCGTGAAAAGTTCGAGCCTATCAGATTCAATCATAAATACTGCCTAAAAGACGAATGCATTAAAGCCTTTGTCGAAGAAGTAAAGACGAACCAATGGAAAACCACAAAAAAACGAATGAAAGAAGACCTAAAAACATTACAAGACTGGTTAAAGGAAGCACAAACCATTTTCAATAAGTACATAAGACTACGCGACATGGGTCTAGTCTGCATTTCATGCCAGCAACCGCCTAAGAAAAAAAATGCTGGACACTATTTTAGTAGTGGTGGTCATTCCAACGTACGCTTTGACGAAGACAACGTGCATCTGCAATGCGAACATTGTAACACGTTTTTAAGTGGTAACTTACTTAACTACCAGATAGGAATCGAAAAGAGAATAGGCGCGCAAAAGCTAATCGAATTACAAGCGCGGGCGCATCTTACGAAAAAATGGACTATAGACGAACTGAAAGAAATAATAAAAACGTATAAAACAAAAGTAAGATCATTGCAATGAAAAAAATATACATAACACCAGAACAAATAGAAGAAGCTACAGACCTTTATAACTTCAAATGCCTAAAGAATTCAATAACCAAAGGCGAAAGCCAGATTTACGGCGCTATAGGTGAAGTTTTAGCTATGGAATTTCTAAGGTCTAGAGGCAAAGAGGTTAAATACGAAGGCGACTACAATTACGACTTAATTAGCAACGGCAAAAAAATAGACGTTAAGACAATCAAAACAGACAAAGAACCTAACGACGACTTTAACGCTAATATAAGCGCGTTTAATAGTAGCCAGCAAACAGACTTTTATTTATGGTGCGCGGTGTCCGTAGATATGACTTACGGCTATGTAATAGGCTACCTAGATAAAAACGAATTCTATAAAATAGCAGAACTAAAGAAAAAAGGCGAAATAGACTGGGGACAATGGACGTTTAAAAGTGACACATACACCACGAAAATAAAAAATCTAATAAAATTTACTTAAAAAGTTTGTTTATATTCAAATATGAACTATCTTTACACAAATTAAAAACCAATTTTTATGAAAAATCTATTTAAAGCGCTGGCTAATTTCCAGCAAGAAGTACCAGTAATTCACAAAGCAACGCAAGGCTACGGCTACAGCTACGCAGACTTACCGAAAATCTTTGAGGTTATCAATCCGTTACTAAAAAAACACGGACTAGGATTTACGCAGTTAATTAACGGCACGGATCTAGTTACATGCGTTTTCCATGTAGACAGCGAAGAACAAATAACAAGCACTACGGCAATCCCGCAAAACGTAGCTTTAAAAGGAATGAATGACTTTCAAGTTATGGGGTCTGCTATTACTTACGTTAGACGTTATGCTATTAGTTCAATGTTAGGACTAGTTACCGACAAAGACACGGACGCAAGCGGCGAACAAGTAAAGAAACTACCTACAATAGACGCTAAACGATTCCAGAAAGCTGTCGAAGCTATTCAGTCTGGTAATTACACACGCGAAGAACTAGAATCTAAGTTCACTTTAACAGAAGGTCAAACGGATTTACTGAACGCGTTATGAATGCTTTTAAAATTAGATGTTCGGCAATAGGTAAAATAATGACAAACCCCCGCACTAAGGGGGAATTGTTAAGCCAGACCGCTAAAACATATATCGAAGAACAAGTAATAGCGGACAAGTACGGAATCAAAAAGCAATTTTACAGCCGTTACACGGACAAAGGTATACTAGTAGAAGACGACGCTATTAATTTAGTGTCGGACGTTTTAGATTTAGGGTTTATATGGAAAAACGAAGAACATTTTAGCAATGACTGGATGACTGGAACACCCGACGTAAACACGGACACTATTCTACTAGACGTTAAGAGTTCATGGGACGCTACGACATTTCCTTTTTTCGCTACAGAAATACCCACGAAGGACTATTACTACCAATTGCAAGGCTATCTAGAACTTACGGGCAAAACTGAATCGTTATTGTGCTATTGTTTAGTTAATACACCCGCAGACATGGTAGAAGACGAAGTAAGACGCGCACATTGGAACGCTAACTTATTAGAAGAAAGTATAGACCTACGCGACGAAGTACAGAAACGCCATAACTTCGACCACATACCAGACAACCGACGCGTGAAAGTATTCAAAGTAGAAAAAGACGAAGCTGTAATCAAAGCAATCAAAGAACGCGTGGAGTTATGCCGAGAATATTACAACACCTTAATCAATTTCCTATGACACCAAAAGAAAAAGCCGAACAGATTCTAGATAAATGTTACGAGTTAGAATTAGAAACCGTTTACTATGGTGTTAATCACTATTTAGCCAAAAAATTTGCTTTTATTTTATTGGAAGAAATAATATCTTTTGAATATCAAATAGTATATGATTTAGAAACATTAAGTATTAAATCTGGAATGCCATTTAAAATGGAAGGTATGTATTGGACAGAAGTTAAAAAAGAAATTGAAAACATAGATACAGAATACAAAAAAGCTGACAAAGAAGCTTTTAACTTAATCAACAAAAAAACGAAACAATGAACCAACAAATAGAAGACCAAATAGTATTACGTGTTTTAGCGCGTTTTAACGAACGTTCACAAGTCGGAATAAACAAGTACAACACAACGGGAATGTCGTAGCGTCCCAACTTGACTTAACGTCTAGTAGAATGGTGTCCGTGTTTACGTCGGGTGTTCCAGTCATCCAATCGTTAGAAAAGTGTTCTTCGTTTTTCCATGTGAAGCCTAAATCTAAAATGTCTGATACTAATTTGATAGCGTCGTCTTCAACTAGTATACCTTTATCGGTG